TGGAACACGGCGGAACTCATGCTGCGCGCGTGGGTCGAGCCCACCAAGTGGAAAAACAGCGATCAGTTCCGATCTCACCTCGGAATTCCTCTCGTCGCGGAGCAATTCTACAGTATCCACAGCGTGGTGAACCAAACTTTGTTTGGCGGGTACCAATCTTTCAAAATTGAAGCGACTTCTGGGACGCCGATTGAGTGCGCCGAGGCTCAACAGGCGATCATAACTGCCGAGTTGAAGACTTGCGGGTTCAAAGGCGTGTCATGCAAAACAGAAATGCGCCAGATCACGTATGACGGACTGTTTTACGGGTTCGGTATCGCTCACTACGGCTGGGAAACACGCAAACAGAACATCATAAAGAAAGTTCAGAAGGCTCACCCCGCTACCGTAAGTTTTGACGACGTTCAAGTCGTGATTCCTGACGCGAGCGAGGATGATATCGACAATATCGAAGAGAAAGTTGTCGGAGTTTTGGAAGTCAACATGCCGAAGTTAGAGCATGTGCCGATTCGCCGCTTCCGCTACGCTCCTGATCTCCGTCGCGATGACCCGCGCACTGCAGAATGGTGCGGACGACTCATTTACAAAAACTGTTACGAGTTGGACGCGCTTCGGAACACCACAGGATGGAACATTCCGACGCGGGAGCAGTTGATTGCTCTGACCACACCACAAACGCGCGTCGAAATGAGTACCAACCCGCTGGAAACACTTGGGTCGAATTCAGGGAACCCTGTTTTTCAGCAAACCACTACGCCACAGAAGGCGTATCCCGAAACTTACACCGATCAAGTCACTGCCGACCCGCTGATGCGCAAATTGCCCTTGTTCGATTACTGGACAGGCTCGCGCCACTGTGTCACGCTGGCAAGACAATACACTTTGCTGAATGAAACCCACAAATTCCGCGTTCCGCCTTTCCTTGGGTTCAGTTTCCGCAGCGCACCTGACTCCGCGCACGGTTACGGCATTGCTTATTGGCTAACTGACTTCCAACGCATCTGTCAGGGCATCGTAAACGCCTTTTTTGACGACCTGAACTTGAATTTGATGGGAACGTACACGACGCCAGCGGGCTCGAACAATTCTTCGCAGGCTCAGTGGATTTTTCCTGGTAAAGTTTTCAAATCTGACCCGACTGGCGAGTTTAAGCCTCTAACCCGCAATGCTATTGACGCGAAAGAGCCGCTGGCTGTCATTGCGCAAGTTAAATCATGGGCGGCGTCGATTACAGGCGCAGGTCCAGGCACATTGGGCTCGAATCCAGGCGCGGCGGGTGATATGCGCACTCCTGGTGGCGTCGAAGCCATCACGGGCGGCGAAAATCAGAAGTTGCAGGACTTGGTTGACGTGATTTCCGAACAAGTCTACGTTCCTTTCTTGGAATTCTGTATCGAACAAAATCAGAAGTTGAAGCCGTCCCAAATTCGTGCTATGTTGTCGCAATCCCTCGGGACTGCGTTCAAACAGACGCCGCTGGACATCCTGAACGGTTCTTACCGTGTGGATATCTCTGCGGGAACGAAACTCGCCGCGCGCGAAGCTTTGAATCGGTACATCGGCGTGCTGCAGACCTTCATTCAGTCTCCAGGTACGGTTGAGAACCTTGCTGTGCAGGCAATGAAGATCGACTACAACGGAATGTTCTCCGCGCTGTTCGATTCCTTCGGCGTCCCGTACAAGGAAAAGATTATCGTCCCGATGGACGACGACGACAAGAAGCGCATGATGGCCAACACACAAGCTGCCGCGATACAGGGCAAGATTGGTCAGATTCAGGCACAAGGTGAAGTCAAGAAGGGAGTAGACAACAACCAAGCCGAGAATCGCATGCTGATTGAAACAGGCAAGCACACTTTGAAGTCTCAGGGCACTGCGGAAGATCACCAGAACGCGATAGAGTTGCAGGACAAGAAATTGGCGGCGACACCCGAACAACAGGGTCTCGACCGCGCCGCGAAGAGCAGTTTCGCGAAAGAAGATTCCGCCGTATTCGGTTCGTAAGTCAACCCATTCAGGTTGACACGGAGCATATCATGAGCGCACGCGCACCTTTCGTAGCCATCACTACACCCAACATTGAACAGGCGAATCGTCTTCTCAGTGTGCGGGCTCACCCAGGCTTTGCAGACATCATTCGACTCTCCCAAGAACTTGTGCAGGAAGCGGCGGACACCTGTGCCGATTACCCTGGCTGGGATACCGAGCAGATGGTGGTTCTAAAAGTCCGCATGCAGGCCGCGAAAGAGATGCACAAAATGCTTCTCGCGAAAATCAATCAAGCCATCGAGCGCGGCGTCGCCGAACAAAGAGAGGCTATGTCCACTATGCCCGCGAAGACCGCGACAGAAACACTGGAACAGGGTGACTTGGTGCGGCAGGAAGTGCTCCAAGAATTTGCAAAGCGAGATCAAGAAGCAGAAAGTCGCGTCCCAGGCAGTTATTGATTCTGCTGAAAACTTGTTACGGTTTCCAGACTAATGCTTCCATAAGTGAACGAGGAGAATCCCATGATCGAATTGAGCCCGAGCGACGGAAAAGAATTAACCCCGAACGATGAATTGGCTAAGGCTATCGCCGAAGCCACCTCTCCCGACGCAATTCGACAACTGGTGGAGAACGCGGTCATTGCAGAAGCCGCGCTCAAACAATCAACAGCGGTGACTGCGGACGCCGAGAAACTGGCGGCTGAAAAGAAAATCGCGGATGACGCGGCGGCTGCGGCGGCGACCACTGCTGCGGCAGAAGCTGCTGCGAAGGCGGCGGAAGGTACCGCTCCTGTACTAATCAAGCGCATCGAAAATATCGGTGGGCAGGATTTTGAATTTGAAGGCGCGTCCGAGGCCGAGATCGACCGAGCCATCGTGAACGCATACAAGATCGCGTACGCAGTTAAGCCAGAGACCAAGGAAACGAATCCCACTGTGGACCCTGCGGTTGCTGCTGCGGCTGCGGCCAAAGCAGAAGCGGATGATGCGGTTGCAAAGGCCGACCTCGAATTAAAATTTAAGCGCGGTGAGATCACAACTGCGGACTACCTCGAACAGTCGGGCGCAGTCGAGAGCTATTTCAAGAGTAAAGGTCTTTCTGTGGACGAATTGAAGTCCACCATCGAAAAGTCTCGCAACAACGAAGTGACGCAATCTTGGGCTGATGCGACGACTGAATTCTTTAACACCCCCGAAGGAAAAACATGGCCTGGTGGGGAAAACAACAAGCAAATGCTTGTGATGAAACTCGCGGAGTTGAACCTGACGGAAGCGACCGATAAGGTTGATGCCATCCGCCAAGCGTACGCGAGCATGAAGTCCACGAACATGATATTCAAAAACGAAGTGGTTGACCCTGCGGCTGCTGCGAAAATAATCGCCGACAACGCTGCGCTAAAAGCGACGGCGGATGCGGCGGCAGCAACGGCTGCTGCGACTGCTGCAAAGACGGTGGTTGAACCCACGGCTGAAGAAAAACTGGCGGCTGCCCGAGCACTGGTTGCGGCTGCAGAATTAGCAGCAAAGAAAGCGCCCACGTCTTCTTCTTTGTTTGGCGCAAGTTCTGGCACAGGTGATTCTGGGGCAACTGCTGCGGCTGCAGAGGCTGCTGCAAAACGCCAAGTCACAAATGCCGATATCCCGAAAGACGCATCTCCTGCTGAGATTTTAGCGGCTTGGAATGCAGCGCAGATCGCCGAAGGGAAAAACCCCAACGACGCTTTCACCTCGCAATTTGCTGCCCGCAAGTAATTTTTACATGGTTCTCAGACTATTCATTTCATGAGTGTAGTCACCCCACACAGGGGAATGGAGCCATAAAGCCATGATTCTGCCGCCTGGAGTACAATCAACCTCTCTTGCTGCTTTCCCGCAGATCGCGTATGACCGTCAAGCGATTATGGAATGGCAGTTCAACACGCCTTTTCTCGAAGAGTTGTGCGACTTTCGCCCGCTAGCGCGGCGTTCAGGTCGAACTCTTCAGTTCTACGGCCAACAGCCGTATGCCGCTGCAACGTACGACCTCTCGGAAGGAGTTCCAGGGCCGTCTCTGCAGTTGAACCAAGTTTTCTCCGATGCATTCGCTGACGAATACGGCGACTGGATTGG